CTGTCCCGCATCTGCATCTCCACCACCGCCATACGCTCAGCAATCTTGGCGGCTTCTTGAGCCACCAACCGGCGCTCGTGATCTTGAACTGAGTGCTGCAGGTCGGACAACCACCACACGCCAGCAATACCTTGCACCACGATAGCGAAGATGACAGCCACAGGAATGTGTTTGTCAAGTTTCCAGCAGTTGTCGTCTTGTTCTGCCATATCTTCGGTTCCTTTAGTCGAGTTTGAATTCTTGTCAATACGCTGGAGCTTCTCGACATTGCACGTTTACACCAAGTTGCCATCACTGTACCTTCAAGAAGTTGCCGATGATGTCTACCACCATCTGTTCATCGTCACTGTCCAACCCCAAGAACGGACGCGCCGGTATGGTCACTTCCTTTTTCTTGGCCCACCCGCCCCCGGGAACCCGGAACGTCAGATACGGCGCAGCAGAAGCCCGAATAGTGTCACCGAAGTGCATTGTGGCAGCGTAGGGTACATTTGTCCCGTACTCCACGCCCTCGGACAGAACTGCGTGCGTCAAGGACGCCAGCAAAGTGCCGGTGTCCCGTAGCGTGTCGCCACCTTGGTTGATAGCCCGCAGGCTAGGCTGCCAAGGTGTACCGTCGGGGGCCACTTGATCAGAGAACCGCAACCGCGCATTCTCCACCAAGTTGACACCGATTTCATTCAGCAATGCGGTCTTGTCATCCCTGTCAAGCGCGAGCTTGCTCAAGGCTGACAGCACGGCACTGTCATCACCGACTGTGATGCGGACTCCGATGCTCATCGCAGACTCACTCCCCAACCGTCAACCTTTGCGGGGTTGACCATTTTGCCCAACGTGTCATCGCTGAACGCTCCGCCCGAGTAGTGGGCGCTCACTGGTGTAGCTGGCCTGGTGAGTTCTTCCGTCTGAGCAGGAGTCAAGGCCTGGTCAAACGTGAGCAACACCTTGCCAACTGCCAACTGCTCCAACCACTTGACTGTCCGTTCGTACCGATACTTGACCTCCTCAGTGGGGCGGTCTTTGTACAGACGGAATCGTGCAACGTCGCACACGGCGCGGGACAAAGGGGCTGGAACAGAAGGCAGCGGCAAGCCGTAGCGCACAGCCACGTAGCTGTTCACTTCCTCTGTGGCGTCCTCCAGGGCTTCCTGTGACACAGCCGCACTGGGTGCCCCGGTGTTATCCGGGTCTTCAAGCGAAGCAATCTCTTGCTCCCCAAAGCGTTTCACCAAATCAGCGCGGACTGCGTACATGGAAGGCTCCTATCAGGCCACGAGTTCAACGATGGTGGCAGGGCGGTTCACCAACGGCAGCTGGTTGGACTGGGCGTGCAGGTCGATGCCACGGTTGAAGTCCTTGTTCTGCTGCCGCGCATAGTACGGCAGAGCCAAGGTGTTGACCGTTTCAACGAAGTCTGCAGGCGCACCGAAGTTGCTGAAGGTTTCGTTGGTGCCGATGGGGAAGGCGTGACCTTCACCGGAGTCGATAAAGCGGTTGCCGTCCACCACGCCACGGTACTCTTCAAACGTCAGGCCACCGAAGCTGAAGCCCTTGCGCATGTCACCGCCAATGCGTTGTGCGGCTTCTGCATAGTTGGCGTAGGCTTCCTTGACCTTGGGGTGAGCCACCAGGCCGTCGAAGAACTCAGCCGACACCAGGCAGTGAACGCGCTGCATCACTTCGCCGTGCAGGTTGTCTTCAATGTGACGCACAACTTCCATGCACTTGGCGCGGACGTCAGTGGCTGCATTGGACAGGACGAAGGTGACGGTCTTCTTGGTGACGCCGAAGGCCGCAAAGTAGTCTTCGATGACAGAACCGTCAGCGTCCAGGACGATGCCCTTCAGCGCGGTCATCTTGCGCCATTCAAGCGTCTGGTCAATCTTGTTCTTCATGGTCTGGAGTTTTTCGTTGACCTTGGTGGCAACGGTTTCCAGGGTGTTTTCAGAACCGAATTGACGGATGCCAATCACGTCCGCAGCCAGGACGGTGTCCTCCAGCGGCATGTGCGGAATGTTGAACGAGCGCACGTTGCGCTTGCCCACCTTGTTCTTCGGCGCGGGGCCCCCCCAGGGAGTGGTGGGCACGAGCGTCAGAACGCCATTTTGCATTTCGATGGTGACGGTCTTGACGGACTGTGCGCGGAATGCGAACAAGCCCAGTTCATTGACGCGGCCATACATGTTGGGAAGGACGTTGATAGCTTGGCTCAACTGAGTCAGGCTGAAACCGTCCTTGAACGGGTCTATCATCATGATGCGGGTTTCCTTTCAGGTGGTGTTGTGGTTAGGCTTCAGCCGAAGCGATGATGCCCGCGGCCTTCAAGTCCGCCATGGCAGCGTCTTTGTCAGCTTGGAGCAGCCCGGTCTTCCACACCAGGCCGCTGGGTGCGACTTTGGCGTGACGGGCGATGATCACGCCCTTGACGGTGGCAGCGCCGGTGATGACTTCTTCAGCCATGATACCGACGACAACACCACCACCATCCAAGTCGGTGTTGTCATATTCAACAACCTCAGTGCCAACAGCGTTCAAGCCGACAACAGCACCACACTTGAGGGTTTGGTTGGCGGCCACGGTGACAACGTCACGCGAGTAGCGGCCAATCTCATCCTCTTCATACAGGAGCCAGTCACTGGCGCGACCCGGCTCGTTCTTGACAGCGGAGACCATAATGTCTTTCCTTTCGTCTATGGGTTAAGGGACAGCGGGTCAGGCTCGCTTGCTGAATTGTGCTGCGCGCTTTTCAGCGTCAGCCATCAGCGGGTTGCTTGCGGGTGCAGTGGTCTGCGCGGGTGCGCTGCCACCGTTGGCCTGGTGTTGGAACAACGCAGCGGTCTGCGGAGCGGAGGCACCGCCAGCAGGCTTCTTGAACTGTTCACGCATCACCTTGGCCGTGGCGTCAAACGCTTCCTGCGGCATGGCGCTGAACGCCTTCGCTTCTGCGTCGTCTGCCTTGTATTCGCGACCGATGTCGGTGAACAGTTGCTGAACAGCAGCAGCACGGGCTTCAGAACTGAATTTGGTCAGCTTGTCGGTGGCATCCGTAAGTTGCTTGCTCAGGTCGTCCTTGCTGGCTTGGAGCGATTTGTTCTCGGCTTCCAGCGCAGCAACGCGATCTTGAAGTTGCTTCAAGTCCATTGCGCTTTCTCCTTGTGAAGAGGGTGAAGTATCACCGCCTCGCGACATTGCTGCGGCGGAAGTATTCGAATCCCATCCGGTGGCCGTGAAGCTCACCTCGACGATTTTCGAATTTTTGAACACAGTGATTGGGCCAGCAAAGGTGTGCCCGTTGACCACTGTGTTGGAGCCCTGGAGCACTTCTTCAATGCTGCCGGGTTCAATGTGGACGCTCATCTGCCACGGGAAGCCTTCGTCTGACTCCTCCGCCACTGATGTGCCGTGTTCGTTGCTGAGCAGGTTGCCGCTCACCGTGAGCCCCACCTCGTTGCTGATGCTGGAGGCGGTCACGTAGCCGCACCGTTGAGACCGACTGTGGTCAATCAACGCGGGCAGTTTGTCCGGTACGCTCAGGGTGGTCAGGTCGAACACCACGCTGCCCCAGTACCAATGACCAGTGATGACGTCGCCCGAGTACGCCACGCCGCTGAACTTGCGCTGGCGCTTTTCGCCCGTGCCGTCCATGCTGAACTTTGCTTGGGCTGTGAGCGAGAACTGCCGGTTTTCGGCGTTCAGTTCTCGCTTGGTGGCATCTGCCATGGTTGAAACTCCTAAATGTCGGTCTGTCGTTCGTTGCTGGCGCTTATAACTGAAGGCCGGAGCAAAGTAAAGCCGAAGTTGCTATTTAGAGCAAATTTAGCCCTTACCCACCCCGCCCTGCAGCCTTTTGCTCAATAAGTGCACCGCTCTGCTCTCTGCTGCTCAGGCTTTGCGCTTAGGAGCACCGCTCAGGTCACTCCCGGCCTCATCTGCCTGCTCTTTGACCTTGGCCTTGGCCTGCTGAATGGCCTTCTTCAGCTGAGGCTGCTCGCCCTCCAAGTCCTCACCGAAGGCGTCCAAGCCCTGACGCACCCCCGCGCCGTAGTCCTCGCCGGGGTTCCAGTCCCAGCCTTCATCCGGGTCAACCTCCGGGGCTACGGGCGTGACCCCGCGCTTCTGGGCTTGCTTCTCTGTCAGGCTAATCACCGTGCACCGGCAACGGTAGCCGCAAGGCGGGTAGTGCGTCTTCCACCAAGGGTCATCGTGGTGGAGCACAGTGTTGTCCATGACCAAGTGGGAAGGGCGTGTGCGGCTGTCGTTGATGGCGTCATACATCAGATAGGGTCGGCTCGAGCTCACTGTCTTCTGCTGTTGCCAACGCCCCCGGTTGTACGCCACCTGCATGTTGGTACGGAAGATGTTGTCCAGCCGGTGCGCTGGCAGGTCAACGCTGGTGCTGCCGGACTTCACAGCCTTCTGAAAGTCCTTGAGCGTCTTGCCATTGCGCAGAGCGTCGGCCACCAAGTCAATCACGAACTTGATCTGCTCCAGGCTGGCCAACCCAGCAATGCTGACGGACTGGCTGCGCTGCATGCCCACCAGCTTGCCATAGTACTCGTCCGGCAGCACCACGTTCCGGCTCTCCGCGTACTCAATGGCTTCAATGAAGCTGAGTGCGGTGGCCATGTTACACCTTGCCTTCTGCGTGGACGTAACCCAGCACGTCAGCAGCGTAGAGGGCGTGCTCCAACGTCACCGTGAATTGCTCTGTGCTGACCTTGTCACCCATGAGAGCGAACAAGCGGTCAGCCAAGTCCTCTGAGGACGTGGCAGCCAGCACCGCAGAACGAACCTGCGCTGGGTCCAGGGGCAACCCACCCTCACCCAAGGATGCGTCGGCCTGGTCTTCAATCAGCTGTTGCTGCTGAGTGAACCGCGTGCCGGAGCCGTGCTTTGTAAAAAGGTGAGGAGGCGTCTGAGCAGCCTTGGCTCCGGTGCCAGAGTTCGGTGTAGCATTGGCATCGCCGGTCTGACCGGGATTAGCTTCACCGCCACCTTGAGGCTCGGCTGGAGGTAAGCCGGCAACCGGGTCTTCGCTGCTCAGCGTGAAGTCCTCCTCACGTAAATCGTAGTTGTCTTGAAAGTAACCTTTCTCAAACCGCACACCCACCGCGTACAGGTCTTTGTCACGCGTGGCGCGTTCCTTCTCCAGACCCACCTCGTCAGCAAACACCACCTCGTGCTTGACCCACCCGTTGAGCTCACACAAGGCGTCCACAATCTTCTGCATTGTCGGCCTCACCAGCATGATGTCGCTGTTGCGCTTGTCCATCCGTACCGCGTCGTGCACTTGGCCCAGAGCACGGTTGCCGCTACCGCCATCAGTGCCGGAGGTCAACGTCTGACCCAGCACCACCTTCTGAATGCGGCGGATGACACTATTCTCAAACATCTCAAACGACTGACCGCTGTTGCCTGCAGGTACGCCCACGGCTTCCACGCTGTCCTCTTTGTCGATGCCAATCACCGCTTGGCTGTGAGCCAGGAGCAGTGCCTTGACCATCTCCTTGGGGTCACCGGACTTGCCCACCAAGAGCGGAGCCCCAAAGCGTTCAAGGAACTTGCCCCAGAACTTCCAGCCGTTGTTGCGGAAGTACCAAGCCCAGTAGAGCCTGCTCAGCAACGCCTCCCCGTAGGGCTGCATGTACGTCGGGCGTGCGCGTGTCAAGAAGAACTTGTAGCGTTGGTCGACCTCAATGCCTACGCCGCCGCCCGAACCGTCATCAGGGAAGTACATGAGCCGCCCGTCGGGCTTGGGCTCAAACCAGCTGAAGGGCTTTTCACCGAGGTACTTGACGCCAATGACTCCGTCCTCGCGTCGGTAGTACACCGCCTCCATCACGCTGTACCCGTAGAGCCGAGCCTGCCAAGCGCCACTCGCTGCGTCCTGAAGTACCGGGGCAAGCACGTCCATGATCAACTTGCCTTGTGTGGACTCGCTAGGCTCTACCCGCAGGGGCGTGGCCAGCATGGCGTCCAAGCGGGTCTCACACGCCTGAGCAATCTCATCATCGTACATCAAGGTGCGTAGGCGGTCACGCCGAATACCGGCCTGCTTCAGCACCTCGTCCAAGTCGGGAATCTTGGTGAGCAGACGCACCAGCTGAGTGGTGGCCTCCTCTTCATACAGCGCCACCTGTGCGCCGGGGTTGGAACCGTCGTTCACCGTGCCCGTGGCAGAAGGGCGGGAGAACAGGCGGGTAAAGAAGTTTCGGTTGCTCATACAATGCTCCTAGTTGAAAGTGCGGCCACCACCTGTGTAGGGTGCAACCGAAGGTCGTTTGAAATTCTCACGCGTGGTGTACCAGTTCACGCCCTGAGTCCATGCGTCCACGTCGTCATCGTTCTTGACGCCAGGGAACCGGGCAAACAGGTCAACAAAGTCGTTGACCCACTCACATCCCTTCAGCGTGGGGCTGGGCAGGAAGAAGTTGCCTGCCTCGTGCTGCGGCTGTACAGCGTTGGCCCGAGCTACCTTGCCCCCCTGAGGGCTGATAGGCGTCAGGCCGGGTACGTCGTCTTCCAGTGCGTCCAGTACCGCTGGACCATTGGCTTTGTCCTCAATCAGCACGGCAATTGTCTTGCGCGTGAAGGGTGAGCGGGCGTGTTCGTTCAGGATGCGTGTCTTGGTGGCGCTGAACCCCATGCGCTCACATACTCGGGCCAGCAGGTACTTGTTGGCACCCTTCCGCCCAATGCAGTGCCCAGCCACGAAGTCCGTACCCGTGCCGTCCTTGAACGTGCAGTCCCAACTCCACACTATCTCCTCCATGTCGGCTGCCATCTGCTCAGGTGGAACGTGATAGAACTGCCAGTCCTTCACCTTGAATATCGACCCCTCACGGCTGGAGGGGTTCTGCTGCAGCTGTGCGTTGGTGTGGTACTTACCCAAGCGGTCTTCCATCTCCCGCACCGTGGCGTCGTCCAGGCGCTCAGGTGCCATGAGCTCACCTTCCACCTTCCGTGGGTCTTGGAACCCCAGTGACGTGGTCTTCCGCAGGGCTGGATCATACCGCATGGGCAGCACCAAGTGCTCCCAGCCCTTCTCATTGGCCAGGATGTACCCGGTCAAGTCCTCCACGTGGAGGCGCTGGTGCACCACGATGATGGCGTCTTCCTTGGGATTGTTCAGGCGCGTGGACGCTGTACCCTTCCACCACTCAATGGACTGAGCGCGGGCAACCTCAGAATCGGCCTCGAGTGCGCTCACAGGGTCGTCAATGACGATGCGGTTGCCCCCGAAGCCCGTACCCGCCGCATCCGTAGCGGTCACCACCCGGCTACCCTTCCGGTTGTTCTCATACCGGGTCTTCACGTTCTGGTCCGTCGTCATGCGGAACCTGGTGCCCCAAGCTGCTTGGTACGCGGGTGACTCCATGATGCGCCGGGAGTCCACAGCATCGCGGGTGGCCACGTCCTTGGCGTAGGAGGCGGTGAGATACTGAAGGTGGGGCTTCGCCAGCCACTCCCACGCAGGAAACGCCTGTGAGATGATAGTGGACTTCAACATCCGGAAGGGAACGTTGATCACCAGCCGCTTGATTTCACCCCGACTCAGCGCCTCCAGGTGCTCGCATATGGCGTGCACGTGCCAGTTGTCCACAAAGGGCGTGCACGGTTGTAACACCGGCCAAGCGTAGTCCCGCAGGAAGCGCCAGAGCGAGCGTTCGGCCTGTACAGCCTTCACCGCTTCCATCCGCGCCCTGAGCTCTCCTGGTGTCATTGCGTAGCTCCCAACAACTTGGCGGCCTGAGCGTACAGTGCTTCCAGGCGGTCCAAGTCCTTCTGAGGTAGAGCCGCCACGTCCTGAATGCCAATGGGTGCTGCGCCCTCAACGCCTTGGATGGCCACCTTCTTCGGCGTGAAGTACGGAGCCGCCTTGTTGGCAGCGTCTAGTCGGGTGTGGAGCGGCAAGCGCGGGTCTAGCGCTACTGCTTTGAGTAGGTCAGCTGGTTGGGACACCCCGCCCCCGTTGAGAGCCTCGCTGAAGCGTTCTTGATCCTTGGTGTGCAAAGCCTTGAAGCTGAGAGCCACGTTGTGTTCGTCCACCAAGGTGCCCGCCTTGTTGCGGAAGACGCCTGGAATGTCGGTGGGCGTGAGCTTGACCTTTCGGGGCGTGATGTTGCGGGTAGCCATTTGTCGTTTCTCCGGTATGACTTCTATGTGCGCGCAGCTTATACCTTAGATGCTGAGTGGCCGTCAAGCCGATATTGACGGAGACGTTGGGCCGCAGCGGGACGAGCTTCACATCTGCGTGTTTGCGTGAACCGGATACCCGCGCACGCTTTCATATCCGGTTGTGCTTTTTAACGCAATTGCGTTATTCTCTTATTGTGTATTTACACAGAGGTAGAGCCTCC